TTCCGGAAAGAGGTTTTGGCGGTTTACTCTGGAAAGAATTTATTCATACGTCAGTACATTTGTTTGTTGCGATTATTACTTTTTTGAACTCCTTATTACAGATACAGAAACCGTCAGAGGAAAGAAACCATGGATAGAGAAGAGATAATTGATAAACATAAATGCCTGTTGGACAAGATGAAAGAAGATAGAATATTTTCAATATGCTTTGAAAACAATGCAGTTTATCTGAATGAACAGTGTGATGATTATTTTTCTCACCAACTCACAAAAGAAGACTGCTTGGAATTATCAAGCCTTTTTGGTGAGCTTGCAACTGTAATGAATAGAAGGTAGAGATGCAAAAGAATTTGCAAGAGCGTTCTACAATTCAAAGAGATGGAAGGATTGTAGAAGAGCATACATAGCAAAGAGAATATCGATTGACGGCGGAATGTGTGAGACCTGTCATGAAGTACCAGGATACATCGTACATCACAAGATAGAACTGACGCCGGACAACATCAGTGACTTGGACATTGCGTTAGGATTTAATAATCTAAAGTATGACTGCCATATCTGCCATCAAAAAGAAAATATGAAAGATGGACCGGCGGACGGTCTTGTGAAATATGAATTCGATAGCGAGGGGGAAATGGTCGTACTCCCCCCCTGAAAAATAATTTGTAAAAAATCACGGCTGACCACAGTCCTACCTCCATGCAACACGCAGGTCGCGCGCGTGAGGGGGTGTAGGTAATGGTGAAAAAAATAAACGAAAAAAGGAAGGAGAAACCTGGAAAAGTGGCGAAATACGAGGGGAAAACCAAAGAACAGATTATTGCGGCCGAGAAAAGAAAACTTGGCGGAATCTATAAAAAGCTTGATGAAAAAACGAAAAAAGCGACAGAAAATCTCGTAGAAGAGGCTGCTTTCATGGGCGCTTCTCTACATGAATTGCGACAAAAGATTGCCGAAAAAGGTTACACAGAAGAATACCAGAATGGTGCGAACCAGAAAGGCGTCAAGAAGTCTGCAGAAGTTGAAATATATAATACAATGATCAAAAACTATATGGCTGTCATAAAGCAGCTGACGGATTTGGTACCGAAAGAGCAGGTGGCGACCAAGACAAATGATGGATTTGAGGATTTTGTAAATGGCAGGGATGATTAGATACCCTGAGGAATACAATCCAGTTCTGGAATACTGGGAAAAGATCCAGAACAAAGAAATTATTGTATCGAATAAGGTGTATCGGACTTACAAGAAAGTTGTTTATGATATTCAAAACCCAGGAGAATATTATTACAGTCCTAAGCGAGCAAATCATGTGATAGAGTTTGCTGAAAATTACTGCAGACATTCCAAAGGAAAATTTGGCGGGAAAAGAGTTTTGCTTGAATTGTGGGAAAAAGCTTATCTCGCAACAGTGTTTGGATTTATTGATATTGAGGGCAATCGGAAATACCGGGAATCGATCTTGATTGTGGGAAAGAAAAACGGAAAATCTCTTCTGGCATCTGTAGTTGGTCTTTATATGCTTACTGCTGATGGAGAAATGGGACCGGAAGTATATGCGGTTGCCACTAAGAAAGATCAGAGTAAGATTATCTGGCTGGAATCAAAAAGAATGGTAAAGAAATCACCATCACTTCTGAGAAGAGTAAAACCTTTGGTGGCAGAACTTACGACAGAGTTCAATGATGGTGTATTCAAACCTTTGGCTTCAGATAGTGATACTCTGGATGGTCTTAATATCCATTGTGTTCTAATGGACGAGATCCACCAGTGGAAACAGGGAAAAGCTTTGTATGACATCATGGCGGATGGAATCACAGCGAGAGAACAGCCGCTGATCAGCATTACTTCAACAGCCGGAACTATCCGGGAGGACATATACGATCAGAAATATGAAGAGGCAGAGAATGTGATCAATGGATATTTTGATCCAGATGGCTACAAAGACGAACATCTGATTGCATTTATATATGAATTGGACAATCGGAAAGAATGGACACAGGAAGAATGCTGGATGAAAGCCAATCCGGGACTTGGGACAATCAAGAATGCCAAAACTTTGAAAGACAAGGTGGAAAAAGCCAAGAAGAATCCAATCATGGTAAAAAATCTGCTCTGTAAAGAGTTTAATATCAGGGAAACTTCATCAGAGGCATGGCTCACATTTGAACAGGCGAATAATCCGGAAAAGTACGATCTGGAAGCATTAAAGCCGAGATATGGAATCGGTGGAGTTGATCTGTCGTCTACAACGGATTTAACAGCAGCGAAAGTATTGTTTAAAGTTCCGGACGATGAACATATTTATGTAATTTCTATGTATTGGATTCCAGAAGAATTGGTAGATAAACATGTGACAGAGGACAAAGTACCATACGATATCTGGATAGAAAAAGGATATGTGCGGACGTGTCCAGGAAACAAGATTTCCTACAGAGATGTAAAAGCTTGGTTTGTAGAAATACAGGAAAAGCAAGATATTTATTTGAATATGTTTGG